ATCACCACACCGGAAACCTAAATCCAGGTAGGCTTCGATGATGTTTTCGTGTTCTCGCTGACGGGCGCGATCGTAGTTGTCGCGCATCTCCTTCATGAAGGTCGTGTTGTAGACCGTCTTGTCTACGATCGTTGTGGCTTCCGGTCTGGTTCGTTCCTTCGAATTGCCGGAGACATCAATGGACATTTATTGAATCCACAAAAAGTAAGCAAAGGGAAGGATTATCCCAATGATGAAAAGAAAGTACCCTACAAGGGCCAAGCCGGCGAGAACATAAGATATGGAGTGTGTCATAGACAATTATGCCTCAAGCCATCGAAGCCTAGATAGGAACCCGTAGGCGGGTCGAAGCTGCGGTACTTGTTGGCACAGTACTGGTACCACATCGGGGAGTAGGGAATCATCTCCTGCGGGACAACGATGACTTCAGGGCGAGGAGCAAACCAACTGCCGAATATGCCACCAATAGCCCCCCCAATAATAGCGCCGCCAAAATCATAGCCATAGCGGTTGCCGCCATGCCAACCATTATCCCGGTAGCCATGATAACCTCCACCACCATGTTGCCCAAAGCGCTCTTGTGCATGAGCTAGAGTTCCAATCAGAAACGCGATGAGGAAAACGCTAATCCCTCTCATGGGTCATCCTTTTCTTGGCCCAACGCTCACGCATGTATGCCTTGCGGTCGAACTTGAGATTGCGTGGCCGTTCGTACTCAGGGTCGGCATAGACGATCCACGGCTGCGGATCTCTACGAGAAATAGGCTTGCGGTCGCAGTCCCGTCCGCACCACTTGTATGCCCCGCACTCGAGGCATTGCGTCTTGAACCTCATCTGAAAAAACTCCACAGCCACTTTTGAAGTTTCTCCTTCAAGGTGTTTTTCTTGTTGTCCATCTGGAACGCATTATTTTGAAATGAGTTGGATTGAAAGCTCATGACTTGCTCGCATAGTGAATATCGGTGTCCCAAACAACGCTGTCTTCATGCTCGGATAGGGTCACGCCCATCCTGTGCAGTCTTTCCCTGAACTCATCGGCAGTTTGGTATGAACCGTTCCTGCGGTGAAGCTCACGGCACCGGATGAGCCACATGACTCGCTCACGGTCTATCGCCGTTGCCATTTGAGCACGCCGGCCTTCCACAATAATCATGTGGTGGGTATGCCTAGCGTGGCCTTCACGACATCGAGGATCACCGGTGAGTAGGCATTGATCTTGGAGATGAACGCCCTTGCCTCTTCCTCGGTTGGAAACCAGGTCAGCGGACGGGTTTCGGTGTCCATTGCGTGTCGCACGATCCAGATGTCGGTCAATGTAGTGTCCTATAGTTGACGGGTTGCTCGTCCTCGTACTCGGAAATCGTCTGCAACGCCTCACGGATCAGCCAGTGAAGAAACATCATGAGTTCCTCCTGCTGCTTTGTGGTCAGGCTGCTTGCCATGAGCCGGAACTCATTCTAGAGTAGCGTTTCGGTTGCTTGTCCATGTACTTCTCCGAGAATCCTACCGCGAACGTCCGCAGTGCATCGGCGCCATGCGAATTATGGACAACAGCACCGTTTGCTAGTGAAAAACATCCGATTTCAGGAACCGTTAGACACCAAACGTCTTGCTTCTCTCTTAGCTTTGTTACGCTTGCGATACGAAGCCATTTTGCAGGGTTCAGAGCAATAAATTTGGGAACATCCACCTGATCGAGTAAGAGCCTGGAATGTCTCTCCGCATCCTGGACATTGCTTTGGCTCACGCTTCCATCGTTTCCACGATTCCATGCGTTTAGCGTGTCTGCGATGCCATAATCTGCCAGCGTCGGAGCGATGCCATTCCGTGGCGCGTTCCCTTGCAAGAGGCGTAAAGTGTTCTGCCTTTCCGCACTTATGGGAGTGCCAAGAGATCGAGAGATGTTCTGCCGCCGGCAGACATTCGAGGTTTGCAAGATTGTTGTTGGCATGAACGCCATCTCGGTGATGGATGTGACAACCTTTCGGTACAGGCCCGAAAGCCGTTGCCCAAACGTCCCGATGAAGTTTCTTCCCGCCTCGGCTAAAATAGCGGTCGCTAGGCCATAGGCGATAGAGCCCGCCGTCGAAATACTGTGTAAGTGCGTCAAGGACGATCGGATCGGCAAATCCGGTGTTAGGTTCTCGGCGTATATCCACCCTCTCGCCGTCAAGAATAAATGATCCGGCGTGCATTTCACCGTAGTCCCGTCTACAAACCCAACCTCCACAAGTGGGGCATCTTTTTTCGTCATCATCGGATTGATGTATTGCTTCCAGCCGCATTGCGTCAGAACCTCCCCTGTTTTAGGAAGATTCATTATCTGACGCTTTCCGTAACGAGTCAAGACTTCCGTGGTTCCAACCAAACAAGCCCAATCATGCAGAGGTTTCGGCTTCCAGACCTTGCCCTTGTCGTCCCACTCCCTGCGGTATTGTCTCAGGCACTCCAATCCTCGAGAGCAGCGTTTGCGGTCGATCCAGCACGAATCCAGCAATCTTCTCGTGGCGTTTATGCCGTCGTTCAAATCGCCCTGCGGTACCACCGTAGCGGAGATGCCTAGACTGCGCAGGGTTTCCATGCGGGATCGGTCCATGCCGATCATATGCTGCGCGATGTCGTGCGGGAAGTAGTGATCCCCGTACACATAGCCCTTGTCTTTAAGTAATTTGGCGTAGTAGTCGAATCCCATGCCTGACGCTTCGGCGTAGTCGATCAGTCGTCTTTCCCTGCCAACGCATTGAATAAACCAGATAGCCGTCGAATCTGAGTAGCCAAGATCCCAAGCGGTGTGTACAGGTACAGCGCGGTCAATCGGTATGGAAGCAAGTCGTCCATCGTCCTCCATTCTGCGGAGTTCGGCGGCGAAATACGCTCCAAAAGTCGGTGCATCAAACGAACACATGTATTCCTGTTCAAAAAGGGCATTGCCGGCCTCTTCCCCAAAGTCCTTCACATACTCTGATCGTTCCGATGCCAACTGCTCCGCGGTGAACACTCCCGTCTCATTGGCCTTCAGGAGCTCGACGTGCCAGGTCGGGTCATCCCGGTAATCCTCATACATCTTAGCGGCATGGTTTCTGCCCCTGGACGTGGTAACGAACAAAGCCCATCCATCGTTCTCGAGTAGAATCGGTCTAATGTAACCCCAGGCTTTGGGGTCGGCGAGGGCCCACTCGGATGCAACAATCCCAACTGGTGGAGTACCAACAAGAGCATTGTAATTGTCACTGCCGACAAGATGCCAGTACGAACCGTTCTTGAACCTGATCGACATGGTATCTTCGCGGGTGCTCTCACGAAGCGCCTTCGGGAACGCAATGTCTATCCTCCGTATCCCCTTGTGCGGGTCAACCGCTTCCCAAATGGCCTTGCGGGCTTGCGCGTACTCAGGGAGCATATGCCAGTACGTCCCAGGGCGCTGCACGAGCTGTGTTGCGGCCCAGTGAAGCCCTACATCGTCCTTCCCGGACCTCCGGTGCCAGACCAGCAAACACCGCTTGATACCCCCCTCCAGGGCGTTCCAGGCCCCCTGCTGATAGTCGCGGGGATCCCAATCGTTGGGTATGCGGATAACCTTAGCCATCAGAGAGCTGCAAACATCGGTAGATCGGTTAGGGATTCTTGCTTGACACATGCGGAACGCCGCTCGTCTGGTCCCGCTAGGCAGAGTCCCATACGTCTGACAATATCCTCCTGATATTCAGTCTCGCGCTCGATTAGAACGGCCCTACAGCCTTCTCTCCACGCGGATTCCCCAGTGGTTCCCGTTCCGGCGAAAGGGTCAAGTACCGTCCCACCCTTGGGAGTAACCAGACGAACTAGATACTGCATAAGGGCAAGCGGCTTTACGGTTGGGTGTTTGGAGTCAGCACGGTCTTTACTGCTCGCCTTGGCGCAATAAAAGAAGCGGGCGGCGGAACCGGAGTCGCCAACATAAGCCGCGTTGCTTCCCGGTTGTGATAGCGGTGAACCGGCAATCCAACCTTGGCTTTCGGATTTCTTGGCACTGCCGCATGGCGGGCCAGTCTCAGGAAACACCGCCAGTACTTCCTCTGAGCCGTCATGGATGAGATTGGCGGGCCATCGGTCTTTCTCGTTTAGTTCCCAATCGGTTTTATCCTGGAACATACTCGC